GTCATGGGTAATCCTATCGATCCTATGACAGGACAACCTGTTATGGGCGCCATTCAAGGTGTTGGAGGAAATCAAGTTTTACCTCCTCAGGCACAGCAACAAATGTTACAACAGCAACCGCAGCCGCAACAACCTCAACAACAACTACCTATGCAAGAACAGGCGCCTCCTCCATCTAAATTCGAAGTGCAACCCAATGAACTGGAAATAGTTAGATGAAGAAATTTAATGAATTTTTATATGAAGATTTAGGTGGTGCATTAGTAGAACCACAGTCAACATCATCACAACAGGCTAAAAAACTAGGCCTCGTCTATGTTGGTTTTGGTCGTTATGAAGATCCTAAAGTAGGTCAGATTACACATATTGTCCAGAACGATAGACTTATTCCTTTTAATAAAGCTGTCAAGTCTAATTCATTTAAGTCAACGAGTGCTGATGATTATGGTGAGTATACCAAAAATTTAAAGCCAGAATTCGAACAGACGCATAACGATCTAATAAACCATTATGTGCCAGAAAAGTATGATGAAGATGAACTTGCGGCTATTGAGTCATATACAGGTGAAGATTACCTAGACATTAATGATAAGTTATATTCGTTACCTGCTGGTATTCCTGGCAATCAGATTGAGCCGGAATTTTCTGATGATGATCTACCATCTAAGATAGCCGCTTTAGATTCTGCATTAGACAAGTCTACAACACCAAAAGAATTTCTAGCTTATATAAGTTTGGGCAGTTCATATAGTCTTGAAGATTTTGCACCTGGTCAAACACTACGTTTCAAAGGTTATAGATCGACAACAATAAATCCTGGTATAGCATTAAACTTCGGCGAAAATACACAAGGTCAAAACAAAAGAGGTCAGACAATCATCATACAGGTTCTTGTCAAACGAGGTGCCAAAGGAATGTATGTTGATGATTACTCAGCCACACCTGGTGAAGGAGAGTTTTTGTTACCAAGAGGTTCTAGCATTAAACTGACCGCAGGTCCTAATAAGTTGGTAGGTAGCAACGGCTACACCGGCGAAATGAATAGACAAGTCATTTTCTTCAACGCAGAACTGTTGTCGAATAAATAAAATATAAAAGGAGAATAAAATGCACATAAAAGAAGCATTGGAAAATATATTGGAGAATAAACTCAATCTGATGAAAGAGAATCTCCAGTCTGCTTTGACTGAGAAAGCAATCGAAAAGATTGAAGAACGTAAGATTGAGATTGCTCAAAACTATTTTTCGCAGATAAAAGAATCTAAGTCTCCCGCCAAAGAAGGATCTGAGGCTGCTAAAAAAGATGATGATTTGCGCAAAAGACATATGGAAAAATATGGCAAGTTACCCAAAAGATTGACCGGCGAATTGGCTGCTAAATTCATGAAGAGAAAATCTAAAGGTTAATAAATTATGATAGACATCAAACAACTAAGAGAAAATTACGATATCATTACTGAGAAAGACAGTTCAGATGTTAATAAGTTAACATCATTGATACGCGCTGGGTTGTTTGATGCTAAGAAACTTCCTGTTTTAAAAAGAGCGTTAGAAAAAGATCCAACAAAACTCACAATTTCGGAAAGAAAGATTCTTTTGGATCTTCTAGACTCTTTAATGTCAGAAGTGTTACATTCTCAACAAGTATACTCTAAGGTCAAACAAAACGTTAGAGATATGTCTGAGGCTACAACTAAAGATTATTTGTCGAAGTATGATGATAGATATGAGGCAACAACCTCTGAGAAAGAGTTGCCTAGCGTTATCATTCTTAAGAGAAAAGCTATCAGAATATTTCCGGGTAGACAAAAAGTTGGTCTTTACTATTCGCAATCGTTGGATAGATATGTTTCAATTCCATTTGGCCCAGGAGTTCCTAATATGAATGAAGAAGTTGATCTGAATGAAATTTCAGCTGATTATAAGGCAAAGAAATTAGGTCAATACGCATCTAAAACTGCGGCCATGAAAGATGATGAAGAAGATGATTCTGTAACAAAAAACATAGAAATAGATAGAAGAAAAAAAAGAGCCAAAGATTTTCTAGAAAAGAAATTTAAGGATAAACAAGAAAAAGACGCCGCTTCTGGTGTGATGAAGAGTATGGTGAAAAAGTCTAGATTATCGGCTAAAGAGACTCAGAAGAAAAAAGATGAGTTTGCAAAGAGTTATGATGCGCCACGCAAGAAAGGTCAACTAAGTAATTTGACTAAAGCGTTGGCTAAAGGTGAAGTTGGTGGCGCAGAGTATATTGGCGCACAAATTGGCGTTGGTTTAGGAAAGTTATTTTCTAGAAAAAAGAAGGTTACACCAACACCATCATCTACGTCCGCACCAGCAACTAAACCAACATCCACACCTGCTACTGCAAAACCTACACAGAAATTAACTGACAAACAGGAAAAGATAAAAGCGGATGCCAATAAAAGAATCGCATCTGCTAAAGTAACAGGTGCAAAATCTAAGATGACTAACATCACACCTAAACAAAAATTAGCTAGAGTTAATACAGCTAGAAAAACAGCTACATACGCTTTAATGGATAAAAGAAAAGCCGGAATAAAAGAATCTTTTGAGACTAAACTTCAAGAGAAAAAAGACTTACAAGAAATAGCACCTTTATTAGCTGTCGCTGGCGCAGCATCTACCGCAGCTCGAATTGGTTCAGCTGCTAAAAAAGGTTATGACGCTTTTAAGGCGTCAAGAGCGGCTAGAGCGGCGGGTCAAACAGCGGGTTCTTCTAGTAGAGCCGGATCGCGTCAAGGCGCCAGAAAATTCTCCAGATATTTGAGAAGAAAGGCCAACGGACTTGATTTACCATCAAACGATGGCAATGCATCTCAATCGACTCAAAACTCAACGCCAGAAAGAAAGTTTACAACACCCGGTGAGTTTAAGATGCAGACAAAGATATCTGCACCTAAACCACAATCCCAGGTTCAGACCGGTTTCGACAAGAGAGCAGATGCTAAGTATAGAAAATCTCTTGAGCAACCATTATCTGAATCGATTAATATGGTAGCTAAAGGTAACTATGATTCTTATGAACTGCATATTAAAGAGAATACAATTACTATAAATACCACAATAGCTAAAAAAATAAACAACTTATATGAATCTTTAAATGCAGAGAATAAAAAAGTTATGAAAAAGATGATTAACGAAGGTGATGCAGAATCTTTTAAGAAAATTTTACAGTTTGTAGTAAGGCAGTAACAGATGACGAACGTTATTAAAGAACAAAAAATTACAGATAACAACAAGAGATCGTTGATAAAGTATGTTGCGACACTTGATACTGCTGTAGCAAATACAACGCTCATAGACGTTTCTCAACTTAAATTTGCATTGAATGCCAATGGTTATATCATGCAATCAAATACGCATCCAAAACCCGTTTACAGAACTACCATAAAGAGAATCTTTGGTAATGCTAAAGCCAATGGTTATATTAAGTTAACGTGGGATGGTGCAAACACTGAAGATATCGTCGTTATAACAGATGGTAATTTTGATTACTTCTTTGATTCAATGGGCGATGGCGCAGTTATTTCAAATCCAGATGCTAATACAACAGGCGACATCTTAATTTCTGTTGTGTCACCATCTGCAACAGACGCGATAACACTTTTTATCGATTTAAGAAAAGACTCAAGAGACTACGATGCGGGACAAACCGCCGATCCTGTAGCATTCAATAGGTTCTAACATGAAGAATTTAGTAGAACACATAATCAATAAAAACTATGAAGCTGCAAATCTCAACCTCGAAGAAGCGTTTCAACATGTCATGAAAGATAAAATTCATGAGATGAAAAAGATGTATGCAGCCAAGATGAGTGAACAGAATACTCACGGTGAGAGACAGAAGAGACTTCGTATGGGTGTTCTAGAAGAAGATGATATTGAAGAAGGTCTTCTTAAAGTATCTAAAGATAAGTTACAATTAAAATCACCTAGCGCGCGAGCTAACATGAGCCTTGAAGAAGAAGAACAAACTCTCAGCGAAGCACCTCGTGTTGGAATTGTAAAACTTCGTATTCGTGGTGGTAAAGTGCAGCGTCGCCAAAAAGTTTCAAATGTTCCTGGTATGACATTGAGAGGTGGTAAACTAACTCGAATGTCTGCTTCTGAACGTCGAAAGAGAAAACTTGGTGCCAAAATGGCAGCCAGAAAAACAAAAGCAAAGAAATCGCAAATTCTTCGTAAGCGTAAAATGTCGCTTATGAAAAGACAAAGATTGGGCGGATAAAAATGAAACTCATAGCCGAAGAAGTACTAAACGTACAGTACTTAGTAGAAAGAAACGAAAAGACAGGTGAGAAAGAATATGCCATCGAAGGCATATTCATGCAGGCAGAGAAGAAGAATCGTAATGGACGAGTATATCCTTATAATGTATTAAACAGAGAAGTTCAACGATATAACAATGACTATGTTAATAAGAACCGTGCATTTGGAGAACTAGGACATCCAGATTCACCTACAATTAATCTAGATCGTGTATCGCACATGATCACAAAGCTATATCCAGATGGCAATAATATTATGGGTAAAGCAAAAATATTAGATACTCCCAATGGTAAGATTGTGAAAAGTCTTTTAGATGGTGGAGCGAGTCTTGGAGTTTCAACTAGAGGCGTAGGGTCTCTAAAACCAGCAAATGGTTTCCAGCTTGTACAAGACGATTTTCATTTGGCTACAGCAGCCGATATTGTTGCAGACCCTTCTGCACCAGATGCGTTTGTTAGAGGTATTATGGAAGACTCAGAATGGATTCTGACTGCAAAAGGTTGGATGCCAGTTCATCACGAAAAAGCTAAGAAGTTAATTAAAGAGGCTTCTAGAAATGAAATTGAGGATGTTGCTTTGAAAGTATGGCAATCATTCCTCTCAAAAATTTAATTATTATAAATAATATAGAAAAAAGGAGTAATCTAATATGGGTAAGTCACTTACTGAAGTTGCAAAGAAGATCATTACAGAAGGTGCATATCCTTCTGTAACACCAGATCAAAATGGTACATTTGATCGCGATGCAAAACTTTCAACAACTGCAAAGTCTTCTCTTCGTCCTAATTCTGGATACAAAGAAGGCACATTCTCAAATCCAGGAGCAACGCCTCCTAATGCACCTATGAATTCTGTACAGGATCTTGGTGCTCCACTTGTTAATAATACAGATGTTCCTCCTTCTGCTAAGGCTTCTGGTAAAGTATCAAAAGATACTAGTGCATCATCACAGTCTCGTAAGGGTGCTGTTGCTGCCGAAAAGTCAAAGAAGCAGGCTGAAGTTATGGAAGAAGATGCTGAGATTGAAGGTGATTCAATCGAAGAAGATATCGAGATTTCAGAAGAACTACAGGCATTCATCGAGGAGAAGATTGCTGAAGGTCTATCTGAGGAACAGATTGCAGAAGCCATCGATGAGAACTTTGAACTTGTCTCTGAAGAGGCTGAAGAGCTTGAAGAAGAAACAGAAGAGTATCAGGTAGACATGTCTGAGCATGTTGAAGCACTCTTTGCTGGTGAAGAACTTTCAGAAGAGTTCAAGACAAAGGCTGTCACAATCTTCGAAGCCGCTGTAAAGCAGAAGGTTGAAGAGGAAGTTGCAAAGCTTGAAGAAGCCTATGCAGAAACTCTTGAAGAACAAGTAACACAAATTAAAGAAGAACTTTCATCTGATGTCGATGACTACCTCAACTATGTTGTTGAGCAGTGGGTAAATGAAAATGAGGTTGCTATCGAAGCAGGTGTTCGTACAGAACTAACAGAAGAGTTTATCACTGGTCTTCGTCAGTTGTTTGCTGAACACTACATTGATATTCCAGAAGATAAAGTTTCTGTAGTAGAAGAAATGTCTTCTAAGGTTTCAGAACTTGAAGAGAAGTTGAACGAAGAGATTGAACGTAATGTTGCATTGAACAAGTTGATCAATGAATCGACACAATACAACATCATCGATGAGGCTTGTGAAGGTCTAACAGTAACGCAGTCTGAAAAGTTGAAGACTCTTGCTGAGGGCATCGATTTCACATCTGTTGATGAGTATTCTCAAAAGATCAATATTTTGAGAGAAAGTTATTTCAATACTCCAGTATCAACTAAGAATGTTTTAGACAATAATGACGTAGATACTGACAACAAGTCAATGATTTCAGAAGGTCTGAATGGACCAATGGAAAAGTATGTCAGAGTTCTAGGTAAAACTCTTCCAAAATAATGGAAATTATAAATATTACTAATAAGTAAGATTTCAAAGGAGAAATGTAAAATGTATCTTACGGAAAATCTAGAAGCAAAGTGGTCGCCTGTTCTTGACCACGAAGGTCTTACACCAATTAAGGACAACTATCGTCGTGCAGTTACAGCAATGGTTCTTGAAAACCAGGAACGTGCTATGGCTGAAGAATCTCGTATGCTTAACGAAGCAGCACCAACAAACGCAACTGGTTCTGCTATCAGCAACTACGATCCAATTCTTATTTCACTAGTTCGTCGTGCTCTTCCTAACCTCATCGCTTATGATATCTGCGGTGTTCAGCCAATGACAGGTCCAACTGGACTTATCTTTGCGATGCGCGCCAAGTATGATAATCAGGGTGGTTCTGAGGCTCTATTCAGCGAAGCAGACACATTGTTCTCATCAAGCAACAAGGCTGGTAACACAGCTAACGTTGGTTCACAGACAGGTAATAACCCTGTTGCAAATACTGCAAACAATGATGCCTATACAACTGGTAAGGGTATGTCAACTGCTCAGGCAGAAGCTCTCGGTGATTCAGGTGCAAACCTATTCGCTGAAATGGCCTTCAGCATTGAGAAGGTAACTGTAACTGCTCGTAGCCGTGCGCTAAAGGCAGAATACACCATGGAACTTGCACAGGACCTTAAGGCAGTTCACGGTCTTGATGCTGAGACAGAACTAGCTAACATTCTGTCAACAGAAATTCTTGCTGAAATCAACCGCGAAGTTGTACGTACAGTATATCGCTCCGCTGTTGTTGGTGCTGCATACGGTGTTACAACCGCTGGTACATTCGATCTTGACACAGACTCAAACGGTCGTTGGTCAGTTGAGAAGTTCAAGGGTCTTGTATTCCAGATCGAGCGTGAAGCTAACGCAATCGCGAAGGCAACTCGTCGCGGTAAGGGTAACATCATCATCGTATCTTCAGACGTTGCGTCTGCTCTTGCGATGGCTGGTGTTCTCGACTACACACCTGCTCTTCAGGTTAACTTGAACGTTGACGACACAGGCAACACCTTCGCTGGTCTGCTACATGGTCGTATCAAGGTTTACATCGATCCTTACTTCGGTGGTTCAGCTAACGGCGACGAACTCTGCACCGTCGGTTATAAGGGTACATCACCATACGATGCCGGTGTCTTCTACTGCCCATACGTTCCTCTACAGCTTGTTCGTGCTATTGGCCAGGATACATTCCAGCCTCGCATCGGCTTCAAGACACGTTACGGCATGGTTGCCAACCCATTTGCTAAGGGCGCAACAGCTATGACCGGTGACGACCTGTCTGCTACAATCGAAGCAACTGTACGTGCTAACCAGTACTACAGAATTTTCCGTGTGAGAAATTTGACGTAATAAAAACTAAAAACATAAGAATAAACAAACTCAAGGGGACCTACGGGTCCCCTTTTTTATTATTATAAATAATAACATGATACTGACATTTAAACAAAAGAAACTGATACTCGTTGGTGTTTTGTATTATATGCCTGAATACGAGAATCTATTACAAACTTTTTACTGGCAAACTGAAGACTTTGTTCCAGACATACCTCGTGTTCATAAGTTTCTAGACTATTGGAAAGATAACATAGAAGCGACTATAAAAGAAATTGTGGTGAGCGAAGCTGTTACTAGAACGTCGTATACTGCAACTCCTTTCTTCAAGGTAATAAATTAATGACAACTCAAAGTAATCTCACATC